ATCGATCGTCGGTGAACCGTCTGGCAACGTCATTTCGCGCAGATACTTTTTCCGCAGACCATTGATCACGAAACCAACGACGCTGAGCACCGTGGCAAGGATGGAAGTAAGCGTCAGCATCGGAATCTCCTGTGGTTCAATCTGCAATCCGGAATCACCAATCGGCATTCCTCAATTCCGTCCGCATCGGACTGGTTTTTAGAATTCCGATGGCCACTGCCCCGAAATCACGATCTCGCAAACAGCCCGAAACGCGTCGGTTCAGCCGCGGCCGTCCGTATCGCCGTGCGAGACAAGCGTGGTTCGATTCGGAAGCGACAAACCGACTGTGCGCGGAATGCCTGAAGCAGGGCAAAACGACCGAAGCGACGGAGCTCGATCACATTCAGCGAGCTGCCGACCGTCCGGACTTGTTCGACGATCCATCCAACTGGCAACCGCTCTGCCGTGAATGCCACGAAGCAAAAACGGCAAGGGAAAATGGTGTTCAGTTTCCAGAGTTCAGTGTTCAGGAAACCCATTGCGATTCACTGAAAACTGAAAACCGAAAACTGAAAACCGGAGCGAAGCGACCATGACTCGCGGACGTCCTCGCAAACCGACGGAAGTCAAGATCGCCCAGGGAACCAACCGGCCTGATCGAGACATGTCGATCAAGATGAACGAGGGAATTCCCGATCCGCCAGGCTATCTGTCTCCGCAGGCCTTGATCCACTGGGACCGGATGGTGGCGGCATGCAGAAAGGTCCGGACGCTCACAGAGGCCGATGGGGACGCGCTCGCCATGTTGTGCCTTGCGTTTGAGGAATACCGAACCGCTGACATCATCGTCCGCGACGAAGGCGAAATTTGCCGCGTCAAGCACGTGTCGAAAGCGGGCGAAGTCAGCGAAGGGGGAGCCTATCAGCATCCAGCGGTGGGCATTCGCACGAACGCGTGGAAGAAGATCGTGAAGATGTTGCGTGAATTCGGTCTGACTCCATCAGCGCGAGCAGGAATGAAGATGGCCGCTCATGAAAAAGAAGAAAACCCGATCGCAGAAGCCCTCAAAGCGATGTCCAAAGCCGCGTTCAGCAGGTAAGGGCCGAAAGCCGAAAGCCGAAAGCGGTGAGCAGCTCGCGTCGCTGGTTCCTGCGACCGGTGATGGCACGCCAGACTACTCCGCCGACATCAACGAATACATGGAATCAGTGCTCAGCGGCAAACAGGCAGCGGGCCGCATGCAGATCCTGGCCGTCATGCGGCAAATCGATGACATGAAGAACGCTCACAAGCGTGGCTGGAAGTTCAACGCCGTCATTGCCAATTATTCGATCTGGTTTATCGAAACCGCGTGCGTCCACACGAAGAACTCCGTCGGTGCCAAAGCAGGCGACCCGCTCAAACTCACTCCCACGCAAAAGTTCATCGTCTGGTGCCTCTTCGGCTGGCGAGATTCAGCTGGATATCGCCGTTTTCAAAAAGCCTACCTGGAAGTGGCTCGCAAGTACGGAAAATCGACCTTCGCAGCCGCCATTCTGCTGCTGGTTTTGATCATGGATTTTCCGCAGGAACCCGAAGCGGAGATTTATTGCGCGGCAACGAAGGAAAAACAGGCTCAGATTGTGTTCAATCTGGCCAAATCCATGGCCCGGAAGTCGCCGATTCTGCGACCGCTGCTGCAGTTCCTGACCAAATCGATGATCTATTCGGCTCTTGACAGCTTCGTACAGCCTCTGGGAAGCGATTCGGACGGCACGGACGGGCTAAACCCCTCGGTCGTCATCAAAGACGAGCTGCACGCGTGGCAGAAGCGTCATCAGGGCTTCCACGAGAAACTGGAGACCGGCGACGGCGCTCGAATGCAACCGTTGGGCATCACGATCACCACGGCCGGGGACGATCGTGCCAAAATCTGGATCGAAGAACGCGACTGGATCGTGCGGTCGGTGGAATCCGTCATCACCGGCGAAATCGTCGACGATCGGGCGTTCGGATTCATCTGCTGCATGGATGTCAGTGAATGGCAGTGCGTGGTCTGCAAAGGAACGGGCAAACGCGGCGCCAAGAAATGCGGAGTTTGCTGCGGAAAGGGCAAACTGGCTGCCGATCTTCCGTTCTCGCCCAAATCGAAAACAGATCCGTTCGACAAACGCATCTGGACGAAGGCGAATCCGAACATGGGCTATTCGGTGGACTTTTCGAAGTACGAAAAGCACATCAATCGAGCTCTCAAATCGCCGATCTACCGCAACACTGCTCTGCGATATTACGGCAACGTGATGGTCAGCAGCTCGGAGCAGCTCATCGACCCGCAGCTCTGGGCACGCTGCAGCGGAAAACCGTACATCCACGATGGCCAGTATTGCCGCGGCGGCATCGACCTGGCTCGCTGTGATGACTTCGCGAGCTGGTCTCTCGTGTTTCCCGGGTTGCTGGACGAATCACCGACGGCAGAGGACATCGAGAACGGGCTCTCAGTCCTGCACACATACGACGTCATCAGCAAGAGCTACACATGTGAAGCTCGAGCTGAAGAAATGCAGAACGCACAGATTGATCAATGGATCGAAAAAGGGCTGCTGGAATGCCATCCGGGCGACCAAGTCGACTTCGAACAGATCATCCAGGACATCGTCGAAGTCAGTAACAAGTATGCGGTTCTGTCTTGGGCGTTCGACCAGCAGTTTGCCGTCGGTCCAGCTCAGATTATGATCAATCGGCATGGTCTGAACTGCACTCGTTTCACGCAGAACCCAACGTGGTACAATCCCGGCATCCGCGAGTTGGTTCGAGCCCTCCGACGTGGCGACGTTTCACACGGTGGCGACCCGGTTCTCGCATGGCAGGCCGAAAACCTGATCGTGACCCGCGATGCACGAGACCTCTGGATGCCGGACAAGGGTCACAAAGAGAAGAAAATCGACGGCATGGTGTCGATGCTCATGGGCATCTGTGACTGCCTGTTCCACGCTTCTGAGGACGATGGCCGTCGGTCGGTTTACGATACTCGAGGAATTCGGACGATCTGAGGGCTGTTCGTCCGCAAGCGACGGTTTCCCGTTGGGAATGACTCCTTCGAAGGCTTCATTTCCCATGCTGCAAACTATTCGTTCGTTAGGTCGCAGTCTCTCCAATGGCGTCGCGCGGCGGTTTGGATATATGCCGGTCGATGCCGACGACGGTGGCGACAGTTGGTTCCGTGAAACGGACTCCGGTGAATTCGTCAGCAGGCACAATGCCTACACCTACGCGCCATGGTTTCGAGCGATCAACCTCGTCAGTGGCTGCGTCGCCAAGACTTCGCTGTGTCTGTGGGAACAACGCGACGGCAAATGGGTGAAGGCTCGCAATCACTTTGCGTACAAGCTGCTCTGCGGACACGGCAAGCCGAACGATGAGACTCTGAAGTATCACTTCATGCAGACTCTCACGGCTCATGCGATGGGCCATGGCGGCGGTTTTGCGTACATCTACCGCGATGGCGTGGGCAAGGCGACGGAACTGCTGCAGTTGCGTCCAGATCGCACCTTTGCTGTGCGTGAAAATGGTCGGCTGATGTTTGTCACCAGTATCGGTGGTGACTACGGATCGGCGGGTTCCGAAATCGTGAAGATGCTCGCCGAAAACGTCCTGCACATCCATGGCCTCGGCTGGGACGGTCTGACCGGCTACAGCGTTATGGAACTCGCCGCGAGAAACCTCGGTTCTGCGATCGCAAAGGAACGGTTCGGGGCTAAGTTCTTCAAGAACTCCGCGACTCCGGGCGTGATCATCAAGACGCCTCGCAAATTGTCTGACACCGCGATGAAGCATCTGAAGGACTCCTGGCAGTCACTGCGAACCGGTCTCGACGAATGCCACAAGCCGATCATCCTGGAGGACGAAGCCAGCGCGGAGGCCTTCACACACAACGCGAAGGATTCACAGTTGCTGGAAGCGGTCCAGCATGACCCGGTGACGGTCAGCAACTTCACGGGCGTGCCTCCGCACATGTTGGGCGTGAAGGGTTACCAGTCAAACAGCACTCTCGAAACGCAGTCTCAGAACCTGATCGACTTCACGATCGATCCGTGGTTCATTCCGTGGGAAGAGGAATGCAACGACAAGCTGTTGCGCGAGTCTGAGAAGAACGCTGAATCTCACTACTTTGAGTTCGAACGAAAAGACCTGATTCGAGTCGACAGCGAGAAACGCGCGTCAATGAATCGGTCGGCTCTGGGTGGGCATCCGTGGAAGAAGATCAGCGAAGTCCGCGAGGATGAAGGCCTGGACGCGGAAGAAGAGACCGATTTCATTCCATCACCGCTGAACATGCAGGGCGGCGATCCTGCAGGAACCGACGCGGGCTCGAGCGACGCTGGATCCGGCGACGATCCGGATTCTGAAATCTCGGATCTGAAATCTCAAATCGAAGAGCTGAAAGGTGAACTCGAAAAGAAGTCTCGCAGGCCAAAGCGGAAAGCGGAAAGCGGAAAGCCGGTTGGTCGGTCCGAAAACCGCGAAGCGCTCCAGCAGCTCTGGACAGACACGACGGGCCGCATGGCTCGACGTCTGGCCACTGCCAAAGCCCGCAACACCACTCTGGACAAAACCGGGTTGCTGGCAGAACACGGGGACACTTTGCGAGCCGCTTTCGGGCCGCTGTGCAGTTTGAGCGGAAAGGGCGATGCCGATGAGCCTGGCAAAATTGCTGAACGAATCTGTGAATTCATCGCCAGCGGAAAAGACGCGGAGTCAACAGCCAGCGAAATCACGAAACAGGTCTGCGATGTCTGAGCTGAATCGCTGGCTGGTTGTTGCGGGCGGTCTGCTGACTCTGATCGGTGGCGTGATGTGTGCGCTGCTGGGATGGATCTGCCTGTCGATCAACGATCTTTCAGTGTCAGTCGCGGAACTCCGCAAGGAACTTGAAATCGTAAGCCCGCGCGAAGTGCTGCAGGCAGTCCATCAACTCGATACCCGTTTGACCACGATCGAAAAGAGCCAGCCATGATCATGAAACGTGAAGACGAACCAACAAAGCGAAGTCGATGCGTCCCTGAAGCCTTTCGAGGTCTCAAAGCGGCTGAGCTGCGGTCTGAAGGCGATACGCCCAAAGTCATCACCGGCTATGGCGCGGTTTTTTATAACGCGAACGACCCGGGCACAGAGTATCGGCTCTGGCAAGACTACTACGAACGCATCATGCCAGGTGCCTTCGATCGAGCACTGCGCGAAGATGACGTCCGCTCGATGTTCAACCACGATTCCAACCAGCTGCTCGGCCGTCGGGCCAACAAGCAGAACGACACGCTCCGGATCAGCGTGGATGGTGTTGGTCTGCGGTACGAGGTCGACGTTGATCCGAACGACCCGACTCATCAGGCTCTCATTCCGAAGCTGCGAGCGGGCAAAGTCGACGGCGCTTCGTTCATGTTTGAGGTCACGGGCCGCAACTGGCGAGAAGAACAGCGTGGCGAAGGCGACAACAAACGGGACGTGACAATTCTGGAGATCACCGAAGTACGTCTGTGGGAACTTGGGCCGGTGGTTTTCCCCGCCTACGAATCCGCCACCTCCGAAGCCAGAGCGCTGGAACGTCGCGAGCTGGATGACTTCCTGAAGCATCGCAACAACGACAGTGACGCGAAGCTGAAGCTGTTACGCATGCGAACAGAACTCAACATGAGGATGGCTGGTCTATGAACCTCGATACCTTCCTTGCCCCGGCCAAAGTGTGGTACCAGGTCATCAACGACACCTGGACCGGCAAGGCACCTACCGGTGCGAAGCGTTCACCGAAGTGGCCAAAGGTCCGCGATGAATTTCTGAAGACTCATCCCGTCTGCGAATGTTGCGGCGGCAAAGTGTCGCTGGAAGTGCATCACGTCGAACCGTTCCACATCAACCCGGAACGCGAACTGGATCCAGAGAACCTGATGACGCTCTGCGAGTCCAAACGGTACGGCGTCAACTGCCATCTGTTCGTGGGTCACCTCGGCAACTACTCGCGATGGAATCCACTGGCCCGCATCGACGCCATCCTCTGGGCCGCCAAGCTCAGCGGATGGTTCGCGGAGCAGTTTCGAAAGCTGAAAGCGGAAAGCGGAAAGCCGGGGAAACCGTAGCTCACGGCTTTCCGCTTTCCGCTTTTCGCTTTGACCCGAATCCGTCCGCTTTGGACGTTTTCGAGCATATTCAAAAAGAATTTTTGCCCAGTCAAAAATTCTTCTGCGCCCAGTCGCGACGGTGTCCTTTCGCTTTGGCCGGTCTCCGACCGAGCCGCCATTCCATTCAGATCGGAAAACTGAACCATGAGAACCCTTGCGACCTACTGTGCGATTTTCTTCGCCGCGTTCCTTGTCA